TCAGAAGGAGATGACAAAGGCAATGCTAATAGGAAGATACTTCCATACTGCAATGCTTGAGCCACACAAGGTTCATACAGATGAATACAACTGCGTAGATGTTTCAAGTAGAAACACCAAGAAATACAAGGATGTATTAAAAAGTTATGGACTACCTCTTATGATGCTTAGTAAAGAAAAACAAGCCATTGATAAGGCTATGAAAACAATGAAGAACAACCTTGAGTTTTACGATGCCATATACGATGATAGTAATGAGTATGAGGTTCCAGCAGTACAAGAAATTATGGGTCTAAAATGGAAAGGTAAAGCAGATATAGTCACAACAGATTCACTTATAGATCTAAAGACTACATCCAATATAAAAGATTTTAAATACTCTGCACGTAAGTACAACTACGATAGTCAAGCTTATATATACCAACAACTATTTGATAAGCCACTGTTGTTTTATGTAGTAGATAAATTATCCTACGAGTTAGGAATATTTTATCCATCAGAAAACTTCCTTGAAAATGGAAAGGATAAAGTGGAACGAGCAGTAGAAGTGTATAACCAATTCTTTAGCGAGAATGCAATAGATAGTATAGATGATTACGTTGTTAGGGAAACTCTTTAAGAAAAAAAATAGTGTAGTATGGTTGCAAGTTCCAACCGACCATAAAACACGAGCCGAAGCACTTGAGTGCTATGAGGCAGTAACAGAAATGTTGGAGCAAATCTTATTAAATAAATAATTATGGCAGAAGAAAAAATCTATGTCGGAAATGGTAAGTCCAAGTTTGATGGACAACAAGTAGCAGTAAGCGTATGCTTATCAGACCTACCAAAAGAACATGTGTTTGAATACGAAGGGAAAAAGTATATCAAACTAATCGTTCAAGAAAGAAGAGAAGCTGATGACTATGGTCGTACGCACTATGTTGCAGTGGATACTTGGAAACCAGAAACAAAGGTAGAGAAGGCAACTCACACAGAGGATGCTGACCTTCCTTTCTAAATGGAAACTAAGATAACGAAAGGGGACTTCGTGTCCCTTTTCTTTTCTTTTATCAATGTTAAAATGTCAAACAGAAAGTTCTACTATATATTTATATATATATTTTTTTTACTACTAATACTCTTATACTATATATTTATTTTATTTTTAACATTTTAACATAAAAAAATATAAATAACTAATATAGAGATAGTTAGGTAAAAATAGATTAACACTAAATCAACACAGAATAAATGGAAATTACAATATTTAAAGATATTAAGGATACTTCACAACCTTTTTACAGAAAGGTAGATGTGGTATTAGAAAGAATAAAGCAAGGCTCTTCTCAGTCTTTGGTTAAACAGATAAGGAAGGAGAAGGATAAGCTAAAAAGAAATATACTAAAGCAATCACTACCAGCTATATGCTTTAGTGGTAAGTTCTCAAAGCGTAGCGATAATCATATTACAGAGCACAGTGGTTTGATTTGCTTGGACTTTGATGGATACAATACAAATAAAGATTTACTGGAGGATAAGGAGAAGCTATCAAGAGATAAGTTTATATACTCTGTGTTTATTTCACCAAGTGGTAAGGGCTTGAAGGCTTTGGTTAAGATACCTGGCGATGAAGAAAACCATAAGAACTATTTCAACTCACTTGAAAAACATTTCGATAGTCCATACTTTGATACTACATCAAAGAACATATCAAGAGTGTGCTACGAATCTTATGATCCTTTAATCTATGTCAATGATTTATCTCATACTTGGGATGTTATTGAAGAGCAAGAGCATCAAGAGTTAGTAAAGCATAGAGACATACCTACCATACCAATCACAGATGAAAATAAGATTATTGATATATTGGTTAAGTGGTGGGATAAAAAGTACGGTCTAAAAACTGGCGAGAGAAACAACAACATCTACGTATTGGCAGCGGCATTCAATGACTTTGGTGTAAACCAAACCTTAGCTGAGTACGTGATGTCCAACTACGAAAGTAAAGACTTTCCTTTGTCTGAAATAAAAAGAACTATCGAGTCTGCATACTCACATAAACAAAACTTTGGAACAAAGTATTACGAGGATGAGGATAAGGTAAATCAAGTAAAGCAAAAGATACGTAGAGGATTGTCTAAGAAAGAAATCAAGATTCAACTTGAAGAAACAAATGTAGAGGTGGACAATATTGATTCTGTATTGGATAGGCTGGAAGAGGAGCAATCCACATACAAGTTTTGGACTAAGAGTGATAAGGGTGTTATCAAGATAGTACACATACTATTCAAACAATTCTTAGAGGACAATGGTTTCTACAAGTTTAATCCACAAGGCAGTAAGAACTATGTCTTTGTGAAGGTTACCAATAACCTCATCGACCACACCTCAGAGAAAGAGATTAAAGACTTCGTATTAAACTATCTGTTGGAGGAGGAGGATACCAGTATATATAACTTCTTTGCTGAGCACACGAGATACTTTAGAGAAGAGTTTCTTACTCTGTTAGCATCCATAGATGTTTACTTTATAGAAGACTCTCCATCTTCAGCTTACTTGTACTACAAAAATTGTGCAGTCAAAGTAACTAAAGATGTTGTACAACCTATTGACTACTTAGATTTAGGTGGATACGTTTGGAAGGACCACGTGATAGACAGAAACTTTACTATCTGTGATGTAACTGAGTGTGACTTTAAAACATTCATAGAGAATATATCAGGCTCTCAAGAGAAAAGAATCAGGTCTATGTTCTCTACCATTGGTTATATGCTACACGCATACAAGAACCTATCGTATTGTCCAGCAGTAATACTTAATGATGAAGTAATATCAGAGACTGGTGATCCTGAAGGTGGTACAGGTAAAGGTTTATTTATGAAAGGCCTTTCTCAGATGAAGAAGTTAGTTGTTATTGATGGTAAAGCTTTTAACTTTGAGAAATCATTTGCTTATCAGTTGGTGTCAGCAGACACTCAGCTACTATGCTTTGATGATGTGAAGAAACACTTTGACTTTGAGAGATTGTTCTCTGTAGTAACAGAGGGTTTGACTCTTGAAAAGAAGAATAAAGATGCTATCAAGATACCATTCAGTAAGTCTCCTAAGATTGCTATCACTACTAACTATGCAATCAAAGGTACTGGTAACTCTTTTGTTAGAAGGAAGTGGGAGTTAGAACTTGCTCAGCATTATACCAAAGAGTTTACACCTCTTGTAGAGTTTGGTAAACATTTCTTTGGAGAATGGGATGAGAACGAGTGGTGCCAGTTTGATAACTTTATGATTAGTTGTTTGCAAATGTACTTGGAGAACGGATTACTCAAGAGTGAACTTGTTAATCAAGCATTGAAGTCGTTTATGAATACTACATCTAATGACTTTGCTGAGTGGTGTGGTGTATTTGGAAATCCTAACGAGTTACTTAGAATGGGTGAGGTTATTCACGTAAATAAACTTTACTTTGATTTTACTGAGGAGTATCCCGACTATGCCCCAAGATCTAAGTTCACTTGGTCGAGACAATATTTCTTTAAATGTTTAGTGGAATACAGTAAATATAAGTATAATTGCAAACCAGTAAGTGGTAGAGATTCTATTGGCAAGTGGATAAAGTTTGTACAAAAATCTCACTACAACAAACAAACAGAGATAAAGATATGATAGAGTTTAGAGATTATCAGAATGATATTATATCGAGAGGTACGGAAATTATCCGTACCCATAGGTTCTTGTATTTAGCAATGGAGGTAAGGACTGGAAAAACCCTAACGAGTTTAGGGATATGTTCAGAACTAAATCCTAAGAAGGTTTTATTTATTACCAAGAAGAAAGCTATATCAAGTATTGAATCAGATTATAATCTGCTTAACCCAAACTTTAAATTAACTGTAATCAACTACGAGTCAATGCATAAGCTTGACAAGAAAGGATGGGATATCATTATAGCAGATGAGGCTCATGGTATGGGTGCTTTCCCTAAGCCAAGTGGTCGTGCTAAAAAGTTTAAGGATTTTGTTTTTCATTCTAACCCTTATATCATTTTGCTTAGCGGAACACCTACGCCTGAAGCCTACTCACAAATGTATCACCAAGTGTATTGTATACCTAACAATCCTTTTAGAAGGTTCAAGAACTTCTATCAGTTTGCTCATCAATACGTTAGCGTTACCAAGATAAAGGTTGGAGGTATGTATATCAACGACTACTCAAGAGGCTCAGAGAAGATACTTGAAGCAATGAAACCATACACCATAAGCTATAGTCAAAAGGACGCAGGATTCGTTACAAAGACCATAGAGAAAGTGTTAGAGGTTCAGATGGAGAAAGAGACCTATGAGATAATTAAAGTTCTTAAAAAGGATTTGGTTGTGGAGGGAGAAAACGAGGTTATACTGGCTGACACTTCCGTAAAGCTAATGACTAAGATTCACCAGCTATGTAGTGGTACTATTAAATTTGAAAGCGGTAACTCTATGGTACTTGATACCAGTAAGGCTTGGTTCATTAGAGAAAAGTTTGAAGGTAAGAAGATAGGAATATTCTATAAGTTCAAGGAAGAACTCAATGCTTTGAAGGAAGTGTTTGGTGATGACATATGCACTGACTTAGAATGTTTTAACTCTACTGATAAGAACATTGCTCTTCAAATTGTTAGTGGTCGTGAGGGAATATCTCTACGCCAAGCTGATGCTTTAGTTTACTACAACATAGACTTTAGTGCTACAAGTTACTGGCAGTCAAGAGATAGAATGACAACCAAAGATAGATTAAAGAATGATGTGTACTGGATATTTAGTAAAGGCGGTATTGAGAAAGATATATACAAGGCAGTTATTAAGAAGAAAGATTATACACTGAAACATTTCAAGAGAGATTTATTAACTTTGTAGTACTACGATATGAAAAAAGAAACACAAGGGGAAGGCGGTTCTGTTGGGTCATTTAGCTTCAAAATAAATAAGAAGCATAAACCAAAAGATAAATATGTTAAGTGTAGAGAGTTCTATACTTATGATGATCACGAAGGGACAAAGTTTTGTGTAGTTTGTGGTCAAGCAGATCACTTACACAAAAGATGACAGAACAACAAATACAAGCTAAAAGAATAAAGCAACTCGAAGACGAGGGGTACTACGTTATAAAACTAATTAAAACTAATAAGAATGGAATACCTGATTTAGTAGCGATACCACCTGATTGTGGCGTTATATTTTCAGAGGTAAAAAAACCAAAGGGTAAACTATCTCCCCTTCAAGAGTATAGATTAAAAGAATTAGATAAACATGGGGTTAAGACAGAAGTATATAGAGGCTAAAGGTTACGATGTGACAGATGATTTTATGGAAAGCTTTACTGAAATCAATCTACCCTTAGCTATGGAGATAGCAAAGCATATTGAACAATGTGTCATCCCTATCCCTCAAGATCTAATAACCTCTCACGTAATGGGAGGCATCATAATCTACAACGAGGAGCCAGTACCCTTTGCTATTGAAGTAATTCAATTGGATGAGGCAGACTTTTTGATTCTGTCCGATATTAAACTCATTGAGATGGATGAGTTCTTAGACTTAATTAACTTAAATTTATATATTAAAAAAGATGATGAACGAACACAAAGTCGTAGCACTAAAGAACATAGTTAAATCTGTAACTAAGTGTGATGTTGATGACCGAAAAAGAACAGATGACGTTGTCAAAGCAAGAGCAATTTGCTACAAGATAATGAGAGATGAAATGTGTTTTACTCTCCAGTACATAGCCAATCAATTTCAAAAGAACCATGCGAGTGTCATTCACGCACTAAAGGAGTTTCCTTATATGCTGAAGTCTGATGCTGATATGACTCAGCAATACGGTCAAATCTTAGCATTATGGCTGGAAGACTCTCCAGAATACGTGGAAATGGACCCTATGGAATTAAAAAACACCATAAAAAGTTTGGAAGAATCAAATAATTTGTTAAATTTGCGATTAACAGAGGTTCAAGAAGAGTTGAAAACTTTTAAATCTCTTTATGAAAACTTCTTATCAACCGATGATTCACTCATCGCAAAGAAAGGAGACTCTGTTTACGCATTCAATGTACAATAATGGGAGACTGTAAACATAAATTCGAAGACATAGAGAAGATACAAGGTTTTACTTCTTGGTCTGATAAGAAAAAGATTGATACCTTTCTTCATATGGATTGTGTTATGTATGCAAACCTGGGATCAGACTCTACTAAAACAGAGATAGCTGAGACTAAAAAGAAATCACGAGTAATATATAGAGCAATCAAAGGAGTAAAGCCCACGCTTGGCGAGGCCCTCCTTCAAGCAATGGACAAGTAATGGCACCAGTTTGGCACGAAGATACAGATACGATTAATCACATTAACTTTGTGTCTAACTCTCTGCACGACATTACTGATGAACTTTACGAGGATCTTATGGAAAGAGATCACGACAAAGCTATGGAGAAGGCTCAAGATATGATAGTGATACTATCTGACTTAATCAAATCTTTAACCGAAGAAATATAATGGAAACTTTAGTAGTAATCTGGCCGTCATGAATAAACAAGTAGCAATCGAATTACAAGACTTCGCTGAGGTGATAGCTTCACGATTTTCACAAACAACAAGAGTAGGAAATATAAACAACGAAACCTTTTCGGTGGAGGAAGTAATTCCAATATCAGACCACAGTGCTGTCATAAACTTTGTTAAGAGTAGTGGCAAGGTAGCTGTGGCTTTTTGTTATTACATAACTAAAGGAAGGTCTAAGGGCTGGAAGTACTTCTTTCCAACTGACTCTCACGTCAGTGGCTTTCAAGCATTCTTTATATACAAGACTCAAGCAGAGCGAAGAAACTTCTCTAAGAACTTTTAAGAGAAACTAATTCTGCACATCTTTCGTACTCTTCAGTAATGATGAAGTACTCTATAAGGTGGTCACAACACTTGTCAATATCAATGTCATTGTCTTCTGGATCAAACAATAGGCACAAGCTATGCTCCTCTTCTAAGATTTGCTCTTGTGTTTTCTTTCCAGTCAATACCATATAGGTATCATCAAACAGTTTATCTTCGTTAATTTCCATATAGCTCATCTAAGTATTGTCTACGCTCTCTTTCTTTCTCTTGTTTATCAAGCTTTTGTTGATATAGATATTCATAGTTTTCAGCCTCATACTGTTTTTCCTTTAGCATCATTTCGTAGTATGCTTCAGGGTCGTATTTTTTCATCTCCTCTTTAGTAAGCTTAGTTGTCCTTTTAGGCTTCTTCTTTTTCTTCTTTTGCTTACCTTCGATTTGATACTCTGAATAGTTAAGTAATCTCATTATAGCTTTTTCAGGCGGTTCACCACCTTCAACAACCTTTATAAAGTTGTTAGCTATCTTATCTATATTGCTGGCAGGTATACCACCTAAAGTTAAAAGTTCATAAAGCATCTTCTTGGTAGCTTCAGCTTTCTTTTTAGGATCTTTTATCTTATTAACTCTGTCATATTGCTTAGCTATGTTAGCCGCAACTGTAACTATAGGCATATTCCTTGTTGGATTACCAGCCCAAGGTTTGCCAGTGGCCGCATCACCAATAACATTAAAGACATCTCCTATGATAAATAGTGCGTTTAAGTTCCCTATAATACCAGCTCTTAATAAATCTGCTTCATCCTCGTCTTCCCATTCAGCAAGTAATCCAGGCATACCGTTTGTTACCCATTGGAAAAGAACAGGCATAAATACGTGGTACATAGCTAAGGTTCTCATATTTTCTCCGACAGTTCCTTTACCAGCAGTTTTATCCCAAGCCATAAGCTTTCTGTTGAGATTTGTAAATGCTTGCATTTCTTTACGCATATACTGTTTAGGTGTTGTCAAGAACATATTCAAAGCACGATACAAAGGATCACCAGTTTGTAACACATCTCTATCCTGTATATCAGAAGACTGCTGAGTTCTCTTAGTATCTCTTTCAAACTTAATGATAGCTTCATCAATAGCCTCTTGCTCACTCTTACCTGCTTTCAAAGCTTGGTCTTTGTAATACAAGTAGTTTGGCATACCACCCAGCATAATTGCATTTCTATCACCAGTCTTGATAAAGAACATCATCATGTTTACTATCTTATCCTTAACTGGCGTTGGAATAAACTCTTGCATTGCAGTATCGCTATAGCTTTCTAAAACTTTAACAATGCTTTCGTACTTTCTGTCTTGCATATAAACAGAATTATTACCCATCTCTTTCCAGGTTCTTACAAGCTTTGGAATGTTAGCAAGAGTTGCACCATACTTCAACCAATTAGTTACACCAATATCATTGGCGTATGTAAATACAGAAGTCATCTGTTTAACGTGTATTAGTGGGCTTAGTCCTAATCTTGATAAGATGAAGGCGTTGTTCATCCAGTTAATAAAAACTGCTGACTGTTGAGACATAATACCTTTAGATGCTACACGCTCTATTATAGTGTCTATTTTACCCATTATATCTTTACCATGGAGTCTTGTTATGGTCTTACGTATATATGGATTAGTAAATATTTTATTAATGTCTCTTATGTTTTCTGCATAAGCAGAAAAGTATTCCATATTTCTTAGGTAAGTAAACAGAGCGTCTGTTCCATCCATATCTAATATGGCTTTACTGTTCTTTTGTCTGGCTATTGTAGACCCAGCACCCACAGATGTTTGGTATGGGTTGCCTTCACCTAACATATTAAGAACTCCAGCATCAGTTTTATCACCATCCCTGTATAACATACCTGCATAAAACTTATTCCAAGGCATATTAGTTCTGTATATTTTTTTATACACCTCATTGTAGTGTTTGTATAAGGAAGGAAAAAACTCGTTAACCTGCCAGTCTGCAAACTGTTTTACTTTAGGATCAAGCTTAGATTCTATCTGTTCCATTATTTCAACATAATTGTCACCAAATGTTGTTTGAAATCCAGGGTGGTTAGCAGGGTCTTTGTATTGATTGTAATAATAGTACATCTGATTTTGACTAAGTATCAACTCTTTTCTACCAGCTTTATTTTCAATAAATATACCAGTGGGTTGAGGCTTTCTTAGCTTAGGTACTAAAGACTTCCATTTCTTTCCAAATATATCTTGAAGCTTTAATGTTACAGCTTTTTCAACCAACATCATACGTCCTTTAAACTCTCTGTTTGAGGCATCTATTCTGTCAGTAACAAGCGTCTGAAGTTCTCCTCCAAACAAATCACCTGGCATTGCATCAATATGATTCATCAACGTGCTAAGATCCATCAAAGCATTGAATGGTCTTGCAAGCATTGATCTAAGCCCTCCATACCATTTCTTTAATCTACTTTTAACACCTTTTGTGTCTGGGTCTTGAGCATCTAATATTTCTTGATCTCGAAGCATCTCTTTAGTTTCAGGATCATTCATATCTAACCTCTCTTTATCATTTCTTATAGCTTGATAAGCTATAGCAAAATCGTTCAGATACTTTTGACGAGCCTCGTTGATTTGTTCTTTGAGATTTGTCTTACCAAACTCTACGAGCTCAGCAAGAGCTGACTCGGCCTTATCTAAAGCGTCTATTCTGTTAGCGTCAACCTGATCTTTCATTACCTCAGCATTAGTTAGAGCCATAAGTATCTCTAAGTCTACCATCTTTTGAATCTCGGATTCAGTTGGCTCAGGTTTTTTAGCTAACTCATTGAAATCACTAAGAAGTGATTCATATATTTTACCTAAAGATTCTGCGGTCTGAGCACCTTTAATCTTAGCGTAAAAGTCTGATATGAATGTAAGCCTTTCAAGAACTGTGACATCAACACCCTTTGCAGCTTTTCTTTTGCCTGACTTCTTAGTGTACTGTTTTAAATCTAATATCTTAGATATTTTAGAATCCAAATCACGGATAGCTCTCTCCATTACAAAGGTCTCAACCTCACCCATCAACCTGTCTATGTTAGTGGCATCGGCATCTGTAATCTTACGAACCATATCTATTACCTCACTTTTAGTATAAGAGTCTTTTGGCAGTGACTTACGTATAAAGTTTCTCAACTCTCTTTTGATAGCTTGAAGATTCTTTTTAGTTCTATTAGTGTTTCTTATAAGCTGACGAGCTGCACGAAGATTAGCTCCAATATTTTTAGTTGGTCGTATACCTGTCTCTCTTTGAAGTTCAGTCTCCATCTTAGCTTGTTGAACAGTAAGACCACCCTTCTGTCCCTCAGCTATGTATTCAGGTTGAGCTTGTAAAAATTCAATAAGACGATCCATTACTTCATTCTTGCTTAATGTCTTATCCTTTTCTAACTTAGCTCTAAGCTTTAGTATCTTTGAATATAACTTAGCACCTACTTTAGCACCACCCTTTACATCGCCAAAGCTTGTAGGCATCTTAGAAAAGAGATCGGCTTTGATAGCCATCAACTCATTTACTTCTTTTACCTTCAGCTTTCTTATCTTAGTAAGGTATTCTTTTATTGATGCATCACTAAAGTTGTTATCTCTACCAGCTATTATTATTTCAGTAGCAGACATATCTTTTTTAAACACATCTTTTTGTTCACGCTTCTTTGGTTTCGTTTCTAATTCAAAACCTCTTATCTCTTTTATTTGAGGGTTTCTTTCAAACAACCAGGCAGGTACGGTTACTTGTATTCTCTCTCCAGTTACACCAATATCTTGACCATAAGCTCCAACAATAGGGTCAGTATCTTTAATTGTAATCTGAGACTTAGGAAGTGTCACGTACTTACCTCCAAACCCTTTAGTTTTAAAAGTAAAAGCTTTATCAGTTTCGCTGTAAAGTCTTTGCTTTTGAATCTTAAACTTAACATCCTTCTGTTCTCTCTTCTCAGTCTTTGTTGGTTCATAAGGTGGAGGAGTATTCTCTTCTGTAAAGTATTCTATTTTACCTCTTGCAAAAACTCTTGTTCCATATACAGTAGCTTCCTCTACACTTCTTACTGGAGTTCCATCAAGTGTTTCAAACAACATGGTGTTGAATGGATTGAACCTCAACTCTGTACCTGTCAAGTCTTGCTTATCGTATGGTATATCTTGGTATAGACCATCAACAGATGCTAATGGAAACTTATTTTTTATTTTGTTCTTAACTTGATATACAGCTTTTTGATGTGTATTCAAGTATACATCTTTCAATGTAACTGCTGGGGCATAGTTTATTACCTTACCTCTAAAGTTACCAGAGACACCATCAACTCTCGTGTAAGCGTCTGTTTTAGTCCCCTGGTGTATCGCTTGTATTGGTAGTCCTGTGTTCTTAAACACGTTAAGATTAAGTCTTACCCCTACATTCTCACCTTGCTTAGGCTGATTGCCTTCTGCAATAATTCTTCTTGCAACCTTATCTGATTGAAGAGCTTCATCTACCTGCTTTTGAGTAAGCTTTGGCATATCCTTTTGCTCTCTCTGCTCTACAGCATAAAGCGTTTCCATCTCCTGGAATGTAAGAGCATCACCTTTCTGTTCACGAGCTGCAGGCTTAGTAATTTCTTTTACTGCTGTACCTACTGCTCCACCATAAGGAGCTATACTTGAGGTTTTTTCAGCAACATTTTTACCAGCTATCTTATCTTTAATTTGCTGAGGCATTATCTCCTCTGCATTTAATTTAACGTTAGGAACACCTACAACCTCACCCAATATATCGGTAGAGTAAGTAGAGTGCTGTGATTTTCCACCTAATCCTGTAGGTTTTAAAACCAACATTATATCGTTTTGAGCAAAGTTATTTTCTCTATAAAATCCATCTCTTAAAGATTGAAGATCTACAAATCCTCCCAATGTATTTACGAGTTTATGAAATGCAGTGTTAGGTTTCTTTGATTGTTCATTTACAGCTATTAAAAAAGTTTTTCTTTTTGGACTTCTTCTCATTGCAGGCCAACTATCAAACTCTTCTAAAGTTTCTCTAATTGCTTTTACTGGATTAGTTTCTAAAGCTTTTTTCTTGAAAGAATTATAATCTCCTAATAAATTAGCATATCTATCAAATACCTTTTTATTAAATAACTTGCTTGTTTCTGGAGAGCCGCTTATGATAAATATATAATCAGCCAATCCGATATTTTTATTTAGTTTTTTATCGTCTAATCCACTTGCCCACACAGCGCCTTTCTTTATGTTTTCAGGTTGTAAAGCAAAGCTTGGACCCGCATCCATACCATTACCTAATCCTAATTGATCAGCCACCCAAAACCAAACCTTTTGGTCGTTTTTAATTATATTATCTATTAGTGACATCAAATCAATTTTATTTTTAGGAGTAACTAAAGACATGTCATAAGACTCCTTAAAATCAATTTGCTTTCTTGATTTTTTGGATGGAGATTTTATTTCAGTTGGATTTCCTATTGGATTTGTTCCTTGATCTAACTGATCGATTACTTCAATATCCCCTTCTTGAATCTCTTGCCCTGTAGTTACCTTTTTAGCTATGGTGTTAAGAAGATTCACAACATCTTGTTCGGTCTGTGTAAACTCTTCTACCTTTATACCAAGTCCTTTAGCTATTCTATCTATCCATCTTCTCAAGGTACTCTTAGATCCAGCGTCAAGCTCTTTGTAGCCAGCCGCTATCTCTCCTATAATCTGAGCCAGCTTCTCTTCGTTCTGTATATTCTCATCATAATTAGAAGCAAAAGCATCTATGCTTTTCTTTAGCTCAGAATCTTTGTTCAAAGACTTTGAGATGGCAGTCATCATATTCTTAGTAACACGACCAGCAGCAGCATCTGTCTTTAACTTTGTTAATAGTATTGCGTGAAAAGCCTCGTGAGCTACTGTAGTTCTATCAGCAGACTCAAGGTTTATGTGGACAGTATTATCTACAAATGTTCCTTTACCTCTACTGTTAGTTACATTAAAGTAGTCCTCTGCATTTTCGTGAAGAACTATCTTTACATCAGGAGCAATACGAGCTAATGCTTTTCCAGCACGCCTTGCTTTCTTCTGTACAAAGTTTTTAAATTGATTAGTTCTTTTAGGTGGCTTACTTGCCCTATTGATAGACACAACCTCATCAACTTGTTCAAAGACTTGTCCCTCTTGATCTGTAGGCGTATCAGTGTCTTCAGTTACTTTACCCTCAACCATTAGCTGAAGGTCTTTTGTTTCTTCCTTAACTTCAGGCTGAGAAGTTTCTTCTTGTTGGGTTTGCTCGGTAGTTTCAGGTGGCTGAACAGAAACATCTGTATCTACACTGGTGTCTGTCTCTTCATATAAGATGTTGTCTAACTGCTGATTAAGCTCCTCTATTTCTTTCTTTTGTTTCTTAACCAATCGAGGGTCCTTACCTTCTATCTCTTGTTCAAGCTTTTGAGTTCTTAATAATATACCCAAAGCTTTCTTCTTTTGTTCTGTTGAGAAGTCTACAGGTATTTGGTTCATCACATTAACCACTTCATTGTATGCGTCTATCTGTGCTTGACCTTCTTCCTTTGTCATGTCTCCGTCAAGTATAGCTTGCTTTATTGTTTGAATGTAAGCATCCTTGTAAGCAGGGTCTTTGCTTATATCCTCAAACATTTCAAAGACACCTTTGTCTAACTTAGTAAAGTCATATTTAAAAGCAGCTGTAGATATGGCTCTTGGTACACCTAATATAAAACCACCTACTGCTTCTTGAGCTCCAGCGTATAAAATGTCCGCCAATATATTATCTGGATCCCTAAAATACTTATCTTCTTTTATGTAGTTAAATAATTGTTTTGCTTTAATATCAGCAAACTCTTGAGCTGCTCCTGTTTCAAATTCAACAAGACCAGCGGCTGTAACCACTAAAGCTCCTTTAACAATCATACTATTTATTTCTCTGTTAACAACTTGTTGAAAAGTTAGACCAGCTATATCAGACTTTTTCTTCTGAGCAACACGCATTAAAACTGATTGAGCAAGACCTTTTTGTGCTATCACATTTCTTAAACCAACAGCTTCTAATCCAGCCACCACAACTCCTAATGGAAGTTTTAGTGCAGCCTTTTCCGCTTCGCTTACATCAGTAAATGTAGGATCATTTTCCATCTCTTTGTTAACAGCATCTGATACTTGGGTATACATCTGTGCTGTACGTTGTGACCAACCACCTATACCACCAACCATAGCTGGTAATGATTCAGTTAAACCAAGTAAAGCTCCACCCCAAAAAGACTGCTTCGTTAAATCACTGTACTCCCTGGTTGTTTCATCATCACCTACAGTGGTTCCAAGTCCCTCTCGTATTGCTTGGAGCATACCCATATCCTCATTGAGAGCACCAGCGAACTGAGAGTAAGGTTGCTCTACAACCTCGTCTCCAGCTCCATATTTTAATCCCTTTCTATTCTCGTCAAGTATTTCGCTGTTTATCTCATCAAGCTGATCACCTTCTAACAACTCTATATACCTCTCTGCATTTTGAAGTATATTCTCTTCTTCTCCTTTTATAAACCCTTTCTCAATGGCTTTCTTTACAACTTCAGCGTTGTAGTTTTCTTCACCCATCTGAGCTTTCAAAGGAGCTAAATAAGTGGACACATCTATCACCAAGTCAGTAAGACCTGAACCTATGTTTGCATAACCCTGTAGTAAGGCGTTGTAAAAAGCTCCCATCTTAGTACCAGTCTGAGCTTTCATTTCATAATAAGCCCCTACAGATCTATCCAACTCAGCTCCTTGTAACTTTAAAACATTGTCTTGGTTTTTGAGTTGAGCAAGTTGTTTATCTAAAGCATCTTTCTGCTCTCTCCACAACTGCATAAACTCAGGGTTAGCGTCTATCTCAGCTTGATCCATAGATTCATACTGAGCATTCAATACTTCAAACTCAGTCTTGTTAGCTACATATTGTTTGATTTGATTTGCTTGAATCTTAGCTAAGTCATTCATGTTAGCTAACTCAATCTTTACTTCTTCATCAGTAAAGAACTTTCTTTCGTTCTGCTTATACCTATTCTCTAAGTCAAGCTCTTGAGATCCGTCAAGCTTATTTGCTCTTATAAACTCCTTAAGTTTTTCGCCTTCTCTTGTATCTTTTTTATCTGTAATATTGTCTGTTTCGACAACTATCTCTTCACCGTTGGGTGCGATAGCTTTTACTCTGTCACCAAGACCAGTTTGTTTAAATTGAAAACCATAGTCTCCAAAGTGATACTCCAGCTTAGGAACAACAGCTTCTTCATTCTTGGTCATCAAGTCTAAGTCGATAACCTGCATTGAGTTTTCAAAAGGATCTAACTCCTGCACGACAGGCTCAGGAGTTTCAATGGTTTCTGTTACACCTTCTACAATCTCATCAGTTTCTGGAACGGAAGGCTCCGATGAGCCAGGTTCTTCCACCACTGTAGTATCTGATACCATAACTTCCTCTTCCCCAGTGGGCAGAGAATCGTCTTTTTTTTTTACGAAAGCAGAGCTAAATGTTTGTAAATCTGTTTGAGGACTAACGATTTTATTTTCGACACCTGTTTGATATAGGCTCTCAATAATAGTAGGGTCTGCTTGAGAAAATTCTTCAAGTGTTGTTTGTGAACTTAACAACCCATTCTCGATATAGCTGTTATAAAGTAATTCTAATTTATCCTCCATTGTTTATTATATTGGCTTTCCGAATGCGTCTACTTTTGGTTTATCTGTCTTTTTCACCCCACCTTCAGCGTTATATACTTCACGAGCTGTCTCAACTACTTGCTTGACAGCCGCAAGAACATCTGACTTATTGTCTCCTGACCTGCTTAAATTAACAACCACAGGTGTTTGTCCTGGTACTGATATTGTAATATCATCACCAGCACCAATACCAAATGAATCCTTAAATGTCACAGTTCCTTGCATACCTAATTTTCTCAATTTAGAATTTAGCAATGTACTTGCTGCAGTAACTACTTGGTCAGGCTCTTTAATTTCAGTGTCTTCAAAAACTTCTACATCTTCTGGGGTATAAGAGAATACAGAAACTTCTTTAAATCCAACCCCAGCCTCTGCAGACTCTGATGAAATATCACCTTCAAATGCTCCCCCTGTTTCTTTGTAAGTATCAACCATAGCGTCAAACGATTGGTCACCAATCTGAGATTTAGGAGCTATGTATCTTATTAATCCTTGAGTAACCTCCTCCATGGATAGATTAACTGGTTTACCATCCTTACCCTTTTTGGTCCTTGGGATTCTTTCTGTTACTATATTTCCTGAAGGGTCTTTTATTTTAATAATAAACTCATCAGCATCTCTTGTGATATTTTCAATTTTATTATCTCCAAATTCAGCTTGACTGTTTACATCTGTAATAATATCACGAGCCACTAAGTCGAACTGCTTATCATTAGCTGTTTGCAACTTATTAGCGTTACCAATGTAGCCAGCTACTTTTTCTGTTTGCTTTCTATCTCCTGCTTCAGTTAAAGTTTCAGCTCTTGTCTCCTTAACTTCTAACTTATCATCAAGCTGAGCTTTTATGATATTCTCAGTATACTGTAAAGCATCTTCTTCTTGCTCTTTAGTAAATTGCGGAACAAGTACTCCACTTGAATCTACCCTAACAAGTATAGCGTCAGGGTTGTCTGCTCTATCCTCTTCACTAAATATTATGTTAGCAGAGCCATCGCTCTTAACATACTTACCTTGTACGCTGTCAACTAAAACACTAAGCATTTGGTTTCCTGAACCAGCAATACTTTTAGCGTAGTCACGTATCATTTCCTTGGCATCATCTCTTAAGAAGAAGTCTTCTTGAGAAACTATTTTTTCTTCAGTCATATACTGACTAATAGTTTGACCTATAGCCTCAACTGGTTTTTCAGAAGCTTCTAATATATCTACCTTGTTTACCTTTTGATTCATTCTTTGATTCAATTGGTTTGCTGGTATATATCTTTCTGGAAATTTATTAGGGTCAGGAAACTCTCCACTTGCTTTTTCTTCATCCGTTAGAATAACAACAGAAGCGTATCCTGTAACAGGGTCAGATACAAACTCCATATTAGAAACCTTACCAAAACCATTTAGGCTTTGTGCGTAAGTTGTTTCTGCCGAGGAGCTTACTCCTTCCTGCATTCTTTTCTCATACTCCTCAAAAGAAGTGTTGTAGTTTTTTACAGCGTTAGACATAGACGCTACGCTTTGCTTTTGGTTTGATGTAAACACCTGATAATCAGTAGGACTGATTAGACCTCTTTTTAAAAAGTCCAGCATATCCATAGACTGTGAACCAGCCTGATTAGAAAACTGAAGTATTTTAGAGTTTAAATTATTATCTGCACCTGGCTCTATGGAGTTTATTTTCTCCATATTGTCAGCCGCCTGCTTCTCTAATCTGGTTCTCTCTGTTTGTCTTTCAGTTTGAATCCTTGACAACTCGTCAGATATGGTCTTAGCTTGACCAGACCAATCTACCTGAGTAGAGTTAACATCACGTCCTGCGTACGTTTTATAATTTGAAGGGGTTGCTTCTCCCTCTTGTATTGATCCTGTATCTAAAGCCATCTTTATTCTTATCCAAACATTAATCTATACATCTCCATCATATCTGCTTGATTATCCTTAAGCATCTTTCCTTTATCAAGAAGTCTCTGGCCTCTTTGCCCAACGTTGTACTTTCTTGCTCCAGTTAATCCTTTCTGTTTTTCCATCAACTTGTTTCCTCTGGTAGTAAGCCTGTCTGCTTTACCCATCTTATAAAGTGGAGCTGCCTCAGCAAAACCAGCAGCAGCCTGACCTAAGCCAGCTATACCGCCTTTAATAGCAGCAGTCTTTGCTTCTTGAGCATCTCTTGCTCTTTCTTCTTGGTCTGCAGCTTGACCAACATCCATACCTATAAGTTGTTGTTTTATTTTTTCACGAGAGTCAGCTTTTAATTTATCAAGGTTGTAAATATCTTGACCCATTTCTATCCTGGTCTTCTCTGCTTCTTCAGCTTGTTGTGCTCCTACACTCCCAATACCTGCAGCTAAAGAGCGAGGGTCAGCTTCTTGAAGAGCCTGAATAGCCTGCTGGTCGGCAGCTAAGTTTGCTTCAAATTCAGCTTCGTATGCTTCTGTAGGTATTGATAACTCTTCATACTGATTTACTTCAGCTCTTTTACGAGCGTCAGCCATCAAACGAGCCGCCTCAGTGTTGGCTTTTTTCATAGCTTGATTTTGTTTAGAGGCCTGTACAAATGACATTGCCGCTGAACCTATTCCTAATACTGCTCCTGTTATTGCTGCCATAATTAAAATATCTTTATTAACTCATGAGTGTAAGAACTTCCTTCTAAAAATCCTTTCTCTTTATATAGGTTTATCAGAGGTTGGTTCTTTATTAATGCATATATATATTTCTTGCCCAACAACTCTGCTTGATTACTAATAGTTTCTATTAGCAAAGATAACGATTCTTTTCTTTTGTCTCTGTCCTTGTAGTTTATATTGGATATAATCCAGTCACACCAGACTGCTTTTGAGTTTGTCTCATACATAAATCCAGCACAAACAGGAGTTTCTCCATCGTATACTATGTACCCACCAGTACCGTTTTCAGGTAAAAAATCTTTAGGTGGAGCAGTCCATCTCCAATCATTCCACCACCCACAAAGTATGTTATCGTAATCCTCTGCTATTAATGGTCTTATATTAAATTTCATTAATGCAAAGATAATAAAAACTACGGAAAGCTTTTCATTACATCACTACCGACAGCAAATAATTCAACCGCAGAAGTGTTTGTATTTTGTAGCGTATATTCCATAAAGTAACCACGTGCTCCATGAGATTCTGCAACAGCGTCTTTAACAAAGAATATAAAGTCACCCACAGCAGGAGCAGAACCAGCACCAGAGCAATCAACACTCATAAAATATTGTTGAAGTGTACCTGATGTTGTAGAGACAGGGTTACTTCCAAATTGAAGCAATGGTCCGTACTGAGTACTGACACCGCCATTGACACCAAATACTATATCTCCAACGCTCATTATGGTTCCAATGTCTAATCCAACTGGAAATCTAATTATAGTGTTAGCTAATATGCCACTAACAATTGATGCTGAACCAACACCATTGACAGACCTTTCTTTTAGGTTAACGGTTCCAGAATTTTCTCTAATAAAAGTAAACCATTCCCCTTCCTTTTGTTGGAAGTATGTGCTTAACATAGAGCCTGTACTTAAATCTGTAACTAAGTCTGTGCATTCCCAAGCATCATTACTTTCGTAATACATAGTCTTAAACAACTTTATAGTCATAGGGTCTGTATTCAAAGCTGCCGTTATAGTTGAGTTGTACTGTTGACCATAATAATTATTTCTCAAAGGATTGGTGTTGTGTCTAAATAGATTACCACCTTTAAAACTATAGAAGTATTGGTTCATACCAATCATATAATCAGGAATGTATGAATAAAACGAAGGCCATCCTTGAGCCTCTTCACTATAAGATAATGTCTTTGGATCTATCATATTAACACGCTGTTAGTTGAGTTATTACTCCATTGGCAACCAAAGCACAGTGAGGAACACCATTGACCTCAACACCCCAATGAGCGTCAGCTAATGGAGTTACGGCATTAGGGTCTGCAAATATCCAGTCGTTCACCGCAGGAGCACCAGGAGTACCTGCTACGGGAACAGTGTAGTAAACTGTATCAAAGGCTGCAGAGCAAACCTGAGAGCAAGAAGAGTGGCTTGTTGTTGTTCCTACAACACCAGTCAATTCTGCTGGACAAAAGACCTCTAAATCAAAATCAGCATAAAGACACGTAATGTCTATTTGAAAAGAAGCTGTTGAAGGAGAGGCGTTAGGCTTTGGTATTACCATATATGTATTCCCTGGCTCTGTAGTTGTAAAGCTTACACCACCAGCAGCTTGATTAGTATATGGCCCTAAAGTAACAGCTGTACCTGTGTTATCCCATTGTGATAAAGCAGTATTATAGTTGTATACATTTCCAGCTAAAGTTGCAGTGTTACTACCTGTCGCATTATCCATAGGTAAAGCGCTGCAATCTCCTGTTGTAGGGTTCTCAATACCAATTACACCTTGAAGATATCCATACAAGTTGCTTGAATATTCTGAAGCTGTAGTGCCATCATAAGTCCACTGAAACTTTACGTTGGAAGACCAAGGGTTTACTCTTACTATCACAGCTCCTGTTGCTGAACTAAGGTCTACAGTAACATTATAGGTACCAGCGTTTTCATACAGCTGATACTCTGGTGTAATTAAAGTTCCGCAAGCTGGTATGCATGCTGGGCAAGTTGTTACTGGTCCTAAAACTCCACCAGTTTGTAATCTATATATAGGCCCTATAGAGTAATAACCATCTGGAGCTAAATTTAGAAGTTCTGAATCTGTAAAAACAGAAGTTGAATCTGCTAAAGATGATCCATCAAAATAATATGTTCCTGTTGTTGGCATAATTTAATTTTAACAAGTTCCGCTATCTATTACTAATCCATATTGACCAACCTCAATCCAGTTCTTAGGACTTGATGAAGCTGGACTTGTTTGGTCTACTATATAATATCCTGGTGCTAACATAGAGTTAGCAGTACAATTAGAGGTATCGTAGCATACATCTCCTGTTACTGGGGTTACTCCGCTTCCATGGAATGACCTTAATGCTGATCCAGTTCCAATAGTATCTGTAGAGCATGTAAAATCTAAGGACCCTGACACTGGACCAAAGTAAGCTGTATTGCAATCTTGACTACATCCACAGCATGCGTCTACAGCTTCTTCTGTTGCGCTGTCAGCGTAGCATAAAGTAGACGAAACAACTTTTCTTAAATCCCAAACCAAATATAAGTACTGATTACCAGCAGGTAAACTTAAACTACTTATTGTCGCTTGGTAATTTCCTGTAGAAGGATTTGTTATAGGAGTTACGTTATTCAATAAAGGAATTAAAGTGCTCATATCTGAAGAACCGTACAATGTATTTGAAGATAAATATCCAAACTTATTAAGAGCTGAATCAAATACAAAATCGTCAGTTCCTTGAGTTAGTATTTCCATCGTAAGGTCTACGCCATTATAAGGGAATATACCTACTGACCTTTGTCCAGTTATTGAATTGTATTCAGAAGGACTTTCCAAACCTAAGCTTGCTTGTAGGTTTGAAAGAGGACTAAATGTTGTTCCATCATTCCAACTGTAAGCATAGTGAATGTATTCACCGTTGGTAAACCCTGTTGTCAATACCGCTCTAACTACAGTTATTTCATTTGAAGGAGGGCATCCAACAACGACAGAGTATGTGGCTGTATCTGTAGATGGTGTAATAGTCACATCTACATTGTTTGGTGTAGGAGATGACTTGTCGAAAGTAAGCGTTCCACTTTCACTTACATTTCCTGTTTGGTATGTGGTTCCATTCCATACAGCCTGAACATTAACAGTTCCTGAAGAAATGGTATAATCAATACTAATCTCTCCAATGGAAGGATTTAATTCTACAGTGTAAGATAGTTCTCCTGCTGCATCAGTTTGTGATATTTCCACACCACAAGGCAAAAACTCTTCAGAGGCAGGTACGGTTTTATTATTAGTAGATAAAACATATTCATCCATATACGGGTCGTAACCACCTAATTTTTGTGTAGAAAACTGGCCTATGAATTGGTCTCTAAACCAAGACCTCATGCCCATGTCTGATATAACTTTCAGCTGATCACTGGTTGCGCTGGCTCCTTGAAGCATTAACACAGAACTTCTTTTTGTATCAGTGAAAAACACTTTACTTCCCCAAGACACAAAACTTTCAGGATTAAAACTTATACCGTATTCTTCTATTCTGGCTACCTGAGTTCCAAGAACTTCAGGGACAGAAGCAATAGCACCACCACCTGTGGAATCAGTAATAATATTTTTACTTGTAAGCACGTATGATATCCTGTCTTCTTGTAAAACAAGTATGTCTGTTTCACGAGAGTGAAGCTTCATTATTGGACCAAACGATGACTCTAAATCTTTAAAGTTTACTAAACCTAAATTAAACTCGTTAAGATTATTTGTGTTTGAACCAGGGGAATATACACCACTGTATGTCATACCAGCGAAACGGTCCGCCTCCTTATAATCTTGTTTTGAAACAGCTAATACTCTCTCTCCTAAATTAAAGCTTGGCTCGGCAAGTTCGTCAAATATCTTGTAACTCTCTACACCATTTCCAAATACATAACAGTTAGCATTATTTAATGTAAGTTTTAAAGCTTGACCTGCAGTTTGATTTTGGTCTGTTGCGTCTGAAAAAACATAAGAGCCAGTGTTGTTGTCAAACTTGTCAGCCATATGAAACCCACCTCTTATGTCATAAAAATCTGAAGCATCGTAAAATAAGTTAGGATCAACCTTGTCGGGCTCTGTTTCAAAAACAAGTAAACCACCACCGACTTTTATTTCTATTCTCATATCAGCATGACCTGGTCGTTTTGTTCCGAACAAGCCTGCTCCACATTTTGGTATTGCTGCTCTATTAACAAAGTACTGACCTCCAACTCCGTTGTCTACAATATAAAACTTACTTTGAAAGCAGCTCATATCACCAACAGCATTAAAAGATGCATATGGTCCAGCACCATCATTGTCTAAAAATTCAGCGCTTACACCATTGGATACACCATTTGTTAAATCTATATTGTCTCCTATTAGCCACTCATAAAAATTAGGATAATCTTGAGTTACTGTAAATGTTTGATCAAACTTATAGCTCTTTGCATTACAGTTAGCTCCACCTGAATTACTTCTCCAGTTATTAATGTATATTCTTACGGTTGATCCAGCTGTTAAAGCTATTGGAGTAGTGCCATTAATATCGTTGGTTGTATTTAAAGAATAGGTATTGTTAGGTAGTTGACAAGCTGTAGATGTGGTTAAAAACTTTTGAGTACCATAACTATAAGCTTCAGCATCAGGGTCAATAGGAACATAACTACCAGATTTCATTATCATATATACTCCAGGTAAGTTAGTTTCTCCACCAGCAGTCTCAATATCGCCACGAGCAAATGTTTTTATATCTAAAACATTACTTGTAACGACTGTATTTACATTTCCTAATGCGTCTATTTTTACAGTTAAAGTATCTCCAATATTAACCTTATTTATATTGTCTCCTTCTAATTTAAAGTAGTAAACATTCTTATCGTCATCGTCTTGATAAACTAAATTTACAAAAACAGTTTCGTAATCTCCTTGATTAGGCTTGACAACAAACTTGTATTTATCAGCCCAATAAGGAGGTTTGTTAGTGAGCTCTACTTTTATTTGGTTTTTTCTTATACTTTGTTCAGCGTCAAAAAACACAGTGTTTTCAGGAGATGTTAAAACAGTTGATGCTCTTCCGTAATCGTCCATGTATACAATACCTGTATCATAATCTCTGTTACTATGTAAACTTAAAGTGTTTTGTAATTTTGTGTAACCTGGAACCGAACTAAAACCATTGAACTCAAAGTACTCCCACTGATTGGTTATTCCTCCAGCTCCATCATCAAAGTAATATTGAGCTGCAACAGTCTGCAAAGAGAAAGAGCTTCCAGAAACGCTATACCCAAATGCTCCTTGCGTACAGTTAGCAACTACAGTTGGGTTACCACAGTTTCCAGTTATACTTGTATTAATTAAGTTTAAGGCTCCTGGACCACTTAAATAAGCGTTGAATTGATCCAGTAAAGTAGAGCCTTGAGAAGCTGTTGCAATAGGCTGAAAGTTGTTAGAAGCTGATGTTCCTATTCTGTTTTGAAAACTTATACTGTTAAGCATTTCATTCACACTGGTATACGATGTGTCAGCTGTAAACTGAAATGTAAGATCAAAAGGTAATCCTGCATTTGTTTGGAAAGTCGAATCGAATAAAGGACCACTACCTTCTGTTAAAACTGTAGACGAAGATTCAAATGTTATTCCAAATGTAAAAGTTGTTCCACTGACAATAGGAGTTTCTACTGCAGATAAGTCAAAAGTTATTTGAGCATCAATGAGACTGGAGTGTGATTGAGTCGGGTTTATAGTATATGTTGTGGGTCCAACAGATTCAGCACCTGCAGGAAGAGTTTCTCCACCAACATCTTTAGATACAGGATCTGTAGTGTAAGAAATCTTTAATGGAGTTCCTTTGGGAGCCTCTATATTGTAGCCTTCCACAAAGTTTCCATACATCAATCTATTGCCCTGTATAGTCTGTGCTTTAGCGAATCGAGGAACATTATCATACAACCTTAACAACTCATCTGAGCCAAGTGTTGTGTATATCTTTGCATTAGTAAATGTAACACTAACGCTTTGGTTATCAGGCCATCCTTCATTTACTTTGTTATATCTTTCTACAACATATATAACATTGGAGTTTGATTCTTTGTAAAGTAAATCAACCTCAGTAACTCTTTTTGTTCCTGTAGAAAACTCTATAGATGCTGAATTATATAAATTCTCCATACCAGCATTATTATAATTATCTATAGAAAACTTAAATATGCCTGGCTGAAAAGCAGGTTGAGTAAATAAAGATACAGCGCTGTATTGACCATCCTCATATCTGTATCTATATGCAAAACACAAAAACTTATCCTTCATGTAGTTCTCATCCCCTGGAACAGTACGAAGAGTTACAGTTGGAGCATCTAAAGGAAAGTATGTTCCTGCTGGGTCAACCTCAAAACCTGGTATTCTTTTAATTACATTTATATCGTCTTTGGTAATTTGGTCTATACCTGCGACTGGAGCTGGGTAGTTTTTCTTAACATTAATCACACGAGGCGGATTAACATCGTCAGTAAAAAACAAAAGGTCTTCTATCTTGCTGACCCCTGTTATAAGGTAGTTAGTATTGAAATTTAAAACAGTAGTACTTTCAACGTGATATGTAAGGATATTGTTTTTAGTGTTGTACGATACTATCATATCAACATTGCTTCCTTTTACAAACCAATAAATAGTTTCGTTGACACCATCTTCATACACACCTATACATATAGGATTTACAACAGCACTGCCGTTAAATGTTAAGTTGGTTAACTGAGTGTTTCCTTTAGAGTTTTCTACTGCGCCTATTTCAGTGGACTCAGTAGACCCTAACCTTACATTTAAAGCGTCTATATATTCTCCTGGTGGAATCAAGCGTTCATCATCGCTCTTGTTCATTCGACCAGCGATAAAAGTATTTCTAATATCTATACCCATATTATTTAATCCACTTATCCTGACCTCTCAGATTCATTAGAAGTCTACCTGGATGTATGTTGCTTAATCTAATCTTGGCGTTTCTTAATAAAGAAGATTTATCTTTTCTTGCTCTATTAACAATGTATTCCTGCACACCAAATTTATTATTTAGTATGCTGTATTTTATATAAGCGTAAATATATTCTTCAAATAATTTATTAACACCTATGTTTGACTGCTTTACTGCAGGTTGGTCAATACCTTGCTGAACCAATTGACTGTCTGGTGGAGCTGGTACATATTGACTTTCCATCATTCCATCAGAAACATACTCTAAAACCACAAACTCTCCTTCGAGTCCTGAGCTTAAATTTATTACTCCTCCTTGTTTGTCAATACTAAATGTAGGATTAGAGTTAGCTGTCTCTGTATTTAATCCAAACCTATCTCCAATCTGATAATCAAAATACCATCTTCCATCAATTTGCCATCCAAGTTGTCCGTTGTAAGGACCAGAACCCAAGTATATAGTTGGAGCTGTGTTGTTTATCCTTGACAAATCTAAAGCAGAGTTTTTAGGCTTCAACACATTACCATCTATGTCAAACAATATTTTATACTTATTATCCTGTAGGTACGCTCCACTCCAGTTAGTCTGTATGTTCTCAGTCATTGGCATAAGCACACCATTCTTGTAGTAAGATATTCTAACCCAGTTAACATAATCTTGAGGAAGTATAAATCTTAGCTGACTATCTACCTGAAGCTGAAGGATTTTTATTTCCTTCATAGCGTCATAGTTCAATTCTTGTATACCACGTTTAGCGTGAAACAAAACTTGATACCTATTTATGTTATTTATAATCTCATGGTTTCCTTGATACATCAACATAAAATTATTGACTATATCACTCAAAGAAACATACTGATACGAACCCCAGTTCTGATCCTCTGGTGAAACACCACCGTTTTCATAATATTGATAATCTGTTATAAAACTCATATTAGCTTGTTTCTTGTGTATCTGTTACTTCTTCTTGAGCTCCAAAGTTATATACATCTGGCTCTCTAATTTCTATACCTACGTATTGACATATCTTAGCTACTAAGGTTGGCTCATCCGATAAAGGAAGCTCAAAGTCTTGATAGTCTGTAGCTGTAGCGTCAAACAAAGGAGCTCCATCAGCACCTATTGAAACGTAAGTCCATTTTGGATCCTTTGGATATCTTATATACTGAACCTGAACCTCTCCTTGTCTTTGAATGGTTTCTGGGTATGTTGTAATTGTCGTACCATCCAATACATAAGCAGGGAACTGTTGAGTAGGTGCAGTTAAATTTGAACTGGTTAGATTAAATATTTTAGCTTGAGTTACTCTTTCTATATCTACAATGTTTGTGTTTGAATATATAGCGTAAGGAATGTTAGACACAAATATATCACTCGACAATGTTAATTGATTTACAGAATCCACAGCTAACACTCTGGCTGACTGAAGTGTAGATAAGTTAAGCACATAACTATTTAAAGGAGGGTTAGTCAAAGAAAGTGGTATATCACTAAAAACAGCGTTTATATCAAAAAGTTTGTTAGCAACTGCAGCTGTTGTAAAACCACTCATTAATAAAGTAGGATAGTAGTATGCTTTATTTATTAAATAGTAATCGCTTGGTAAAGAGTATTGATTACTAATTGTATTTAAACCATAACTACCACCAGGACTATATCCTCCAACCTGCGGTAAAAAGGCTCTAACTGAAAAGGTATCAATAACTTCTTCAAGTCCTTTAACTATATCAGCATATCCCTTTCCAGAGGATCGTTGGTTTTCTCTGTTAATCCAATTGTTGTACGCATAGAAGTAATCTTCAAACATATCCATCTGCGCTTGTTTAGCGTAGAGGTTAAAATCCTGTGGAGATATGTATCCGTAATTGTTCTTATTAGCTATTGCTAAAACTGTATTTCTAACCGAGTTAATCATGACTACAAAGATAATGAAAAAAAAAGGAGCTCTATTTTTTTAGAGCCCCTTCTTAATACATAAACTAACTGTTAGCTATAAACGACTGATGCCGTCCACTGTAAGGCAAAGTTTCCTCCACCAGTTTGTGTCATAGGCATTTCAACTCCAACGTTTCTCCACTTAGAACTCCAAGCTTCTTCGATAGCTACATAGAATGCGTTACCGAATACAGTCTCGTTAGAAGCTACTACAGTTTGACCAAGAGCAATTACACATCTGTCAATACCTGTCGCTGAGGTTTTGTAGTGTAATGTAACCTGACCATTAGTATCGTTAATGTTTACATTAGATACTCCGTCTAAAGAAACTGCAGCGCAGCCTTTTGAGTTTTGTGATATTATAAAGAAACTATCTCCTACCAATACAGCTCCAGCTTCTTTTAATAATAACTCAGTAGGTGATAAAACTTTATCTACTGTAGATATTAAGTTAGACGTAGAGTTAAATAACAAGTCTCCAGGTCTAATATCAATTTTAAAGTCTACACCACTAAGAACAGCTTTGAATGCGTCTTCAGCAGACACCACAGAATAAGCCGTACCACTTGCAGATAAACCACCAGTCCCAGAAGCAGGAGCTCCTGTTCCAGCGCTAATACTTAATACAGTCTCTGAATCTACACCTGTTACAATAGCGTAGTCTCTGTTGCCAAAGTTTCCAACAGCAGTTGTAATTACAACATAATCTCCGACCTCAACATTGTTAGCGATAAAAGTTGCAGAAGAGTCGGTTACTTTTAGTTCAGCCGCTGCAGTAGTAGTTCCAGATTCTAACACAGCTGGATTAGTAGCTGTAGAACCTGCATACATCTGCATAGGCATTTTTATATACTTCTTCATATCCTTATGCTATTACAATTGATGAAATGTCTTTTGCAAAAGCATATGGGAAAACCACATCAGTCCAAGATGTAGCTAAAGCCTCAATCATTGCTTCTTGAAGAGAATCTCTAAATTGGTTTGTCGCAGCTTCAGCAGATCCTAAAGTAATTGTAGCAGTGTTACCGCTTAGGTAGTTGATTACAGATACAGTAGTGCTTGTGCGTGTAATAGATAATACGTCAGCAACACTTACTAAAGCGTTTGACGCTCCCGATACAGGGATGCTTAAAAATTTGTCCATAGTTAAAAATGTTAATGGGTTAATAAAGCACAAAGATAGTCAAAAAAAAAGCACCCATTTCTGAGTGCTCTTTTAACTACTTAAGTCTTTTCAGTAGGGCTTTATAGGTTGGCAACCCTTCATCGCTTTGCATGAAAGATGCTATAACATAAAGAGGTTCTTCACCAAAAGGAAGTCCCATTAGTCTTACTGACTTTTTACCTGTTCTCATCATAACAGCTTTGTCCTTAATTTCTAAAAAGCCATTAGACACAAACTGAGAAACATTATCCTCTATCTCTATCATTGGGTCATCTAAAGCTTCAAGAAACTCAATTGGATTATTTTTAGCAAATAAAAGTATATCTCTTTTTATTTCAGGACTACTCATTTTATCTACAGAAGAGCCTAATAGAACACGAGCTAAAGATACTCTTTTCTCTAATGTCAAGTTGTTGGCTTCTATCAAAGCATTTATTTCCATCTCAACATAATCTAATTCTTCAGATGCTTCTTTGGCTTTATCAACCTCCACAAAGATTGAACCCTTTTGTGGATGGAAGTGTAGAAATTGTTGTAGTACTTGGTTTTCTTTTCTCACAAATAAAAACCCATCTTCAAATATAATTGGCTCTAATATAGCATTACCATCTTGCTCATCTTCAAATGGAGACTTCTGATTGGTAGCATATCTAAGAGGGCGGTTAACACCTGTCTCTTGGTCAAAATGTAATAATGGGAATCTTCTACTGTGATGTGATGGCAGCATATAAGATAATGGTGCTGCATCTCTGGTAAGTTTGTATGCCTTGTCTACATACTGTGTTTTCTTTTTCATTTTATTATAATTTAATTAAAGTTAAAAAAAGGGGAGGAGTTTAACCCTCCCCTAATAATCATCTATGCTTACGACTTGAAGATGAAGAAGTTGTTTGCACCTAAAGTACATACAGCTCTTTCACTCAAGAAGTTAACAGTCATTGCATCTAAGTCAGATGTTCTTGCTCCACCAGCAGAACCAGTGATCCAAGTTTTGTAACGTCTGTCTTCAGTCTCTGAAGCTCTATAACGAACGTGTAAGAATGGACGCTTAGCGTTCTTTCCTAATACTTGATCGTATACAGTTGTAGATCCAGCAGGAACTAAAAGACCGTTTACTTTACCTGCAACTAAGTCACCTCGCATTGTAGGATCGTTAAGGTATTTCCAGTCAGACTTGTAGAAGTCATAACCTCTACGGAATCCTGTGAAACCTAAGTTTAGAGCCATATCAGCATCATTGTCAAATAAACCATATGAAGTACCACCCGCTCCGTAAGAGTTTTGAGCAGCTAACATATCGTCAATGTCAAAAGAGAACTGACGGTCTACGAAAAGAACATTCTCTTCGATAGCACCTTGCTTATCTAAACGCTGAATGATAGCATCAAAGTTTGCTAAAGTAGTTGGGTTACCACCACCGAAAACATTACCACGATTCTCTACAACGTAGAAGATACCTTCAGAACCTTTCTGACCAACAGTTGTGTCTACAACTTGTGTAGCAACACCTGAAGTAGCAGCAGCTGGAACAGCCTCTACCATAGCAGTTTCTAAGTAATCTTCAAAACGAAGTCTTGTTTCGTGTTCAGCTTTCATGTACCATAAGTAACCTGTACCACCGTCTTCAGTAGAAATCTCAATCCAACCAATCTGAGCCATGTCAGAACCAGACACCTCGTAGTTGTCTTTGATGATGATTGGAGAGTTTTCGAAGATCAAATCACCTGGCTCATTAGAACCTTGCATACCATTTTGACCTTTTCTAAATTCTGAACCGTAAGCCCAAACAGTTAATAAGTCAGCAGCGCCAAAAGTTTGACCACCTGCTTCATAGTAAGCTACTTGAATCTGGTTTATATTTGGTAAAGAAATAACGATAGCTTTGTTGAAGTTAGCAGAACCTGCTGCTTCATCAGAAATCATTACCGTTTGACCAACTCTAAAAGCAGGACCACTAATAGCTGTTGTGTTAGGCATTTGAGAACCCGTTGGAGGGTTACCATTTACTTGAGCAAGAGGAATAGTGATAGTAGCTGTTGTAGTACCCACACCAGCAGGAGAACCTGACTGACATCCTGTGTACTTCGTGTGTAATCTTCCTTGCTCAGCCCATTTGATAAGGTCAGAGTTAGAAGGCATTTCAGCACCTACCATTCTTAAGAATGAAGCTACTGTTCTGTTACCATAACGCTCAAACTCTTTTTCATAAGTATCAGGAAGATACTGATTCAAAAAGTTGAAGTTGGTAAGATAATTTGTGGCTGTAGGGACCTGAGCCGATGATGGCTGCAAGTCAAAGCCTGGAGTATTTAATACTGGCATTGTTTTTTTATTTTAAAGGTTTAACTTTTTTTAATACTTTTTATTTTGAGACCTCTACTACTTGTTTGTCCTAAAGACTTAATTTTTAAACCACCTTTAGATGTTGACTGCGGAGTGTTTCTCATTTCCATATTTATGTTTTTAGATTTTTTGGAAACGTTATCCACTGTTGCAGCTACTCCTTGGTCGTAAAAAAACTGCGCAAACTTTTCTGGATTCATCGCCATCGCTATTGCACGATGGTAACCTTCTGCATCTTTAATTAATCCTGAATCTTTGTCCATAAATTTCTTTACGAAATTATTTACATCAGATTGAACATTCTTAAGTTCAGAAGCATCCCCAGGTTTGTAAGTAAATTCATTCTCTCCGACTTTGAAATCAAAACCTTTGAAATCATCGTTAAAAACCTCGTTGGTTTTTTGAAGAAAATAATCATACCTTTCCTTAGTTTTTTGTTGAGAAGTTTCAGCCTCTTCTATATAACTTTTATAGCGACTAAATTCTTCGGCTTGCTCATCAGATAATGAACTCCCACTTGACTCAAGAGGAATCTTATATTTATCCTTTTGCTCGTTAAAAAATTTCTTCGCTTTAACAAGTTCTCTTTTCTGTGCTAACTTCTTTTTCTTAATGTCTTTATCTTCATCAAGATCTTCGTCATACCCAAACTTATCTTCAATCAAGTCTTGAATATCAATGGTATCCAATCCTTCTTCAGTAGCTGCGTAGTACTCAGTTAGCAACTGCGATGCATCCATGTTTTCGTAATCCTTCTGTAGTCTTACAAAGTCATCAATGCCTCGCCCTGTTTCTTTTTTATATTCAAAGAACGTTTTTACATCTTCTGGTAAGTCATCGTTTATCTCCTTTTGAGCAAACAAATCATCAACCGATGTAATATCTTTATTATATCTATCCTTTATGTAAGATATAATATCTTCATCTTTTAGTCCTGCCGATTCTTGTGTTTCTTCTTGCGGTTGTACACTTTCTTCGGTGTTCGTGGCGGTGGTACTTTCAGAGCTTGCTTCCACTCCTGCATCGTCAGCTCCATCATTTTCAAAACTTTCTTCATGTTGTTTTAAAAGTTTCTCTTCAATCTCTGCTACAGACTTCTGCTCAGAGCCTTCTACCGCCTTTACTTTAAATTCTTGATTTTCCATTAAATTAAATTTTTACAAAGTTAATACTTATTTATTTATTTCTTTTAGCCTGTCTTTCAGACTTCTTTTTAGCTCTATATGCTTTCATAGCTTCTCTTTTAGCTTTACCCTTTTTCCAAGATCCAGCCGCAAATCTTTCAGCCCTCTTCTTTCTTTTAAACTCATAAACCTCCCCAGCATCTAAAGCTTCTTTATAACTCTGCGGTTTAGCTTTTTCGTTTCCTTTGAAGGTTATAGAAGGATAAGCTCTGTAAACCTTTTTACCATCTACATCGCCTGATCCATAAGTCATTTTTACAGTAGCATTTCTGCCAGACTTATTTCTTTTTAAGTTTCTTAAATGTTTTTTTCTTTTCTTTTTTACAACAGTCATATTATCTTGGATTAAATTCAGCAAGGTCAAAACCATCCAAGCTGTCCTCATTGGATTCAAAGCTTATTGGAGGAAGGTTATTTTTTCTTTGCTGAATAAGCTTAGACTGTTCAGAGTTAGCCTGACTAATACGCTCAGCCTTAGCCTTCTCACGTTTTTCTTCTCTCATATCAATCTGAGACTGCTCTACACCTTTAAGCTGCATTTGCATTTGGAACTCCACCTGCATAAGCTGTTGCTTCAACATTGCCTCGTTCTTTTGTTTTTCTATTTCAAAAGAAATCTCAGCCTGCTTAATCTGCATCTTAGCTTGAGCTTCCGCCTGTATCTTTTGCATTGCTGTTTGAGCTGCCATTTGTTGAGACTGCATATTGTTTTGTTGTTGCATCTGCATCTCAGTAGCTTTTTGCTGTTGCTCCTGCTCTTGTCTTTGTTTACGCTTAAGTTTTAGTAGTTGGTTAGCCATCTTAAGATTCTTAAGCTCTCTGATGTCAATAGCGTCTTCTAAGTCTATACCACCTTGAGATAAAGCCATCTGTATATTAGCCTCAAGCTGAGCTTTCTCTTCTTCATCTGGAGCAACCTCAATAAATATACCAAAGTCATAAAGGTATAAGTTCTTTATATCCTCTAATATGCTCAAGTTGTACTTTCCGATTTGCATAGCAAACTCATCCTTGAAGTCAGAGTACTCTAATACATCCGCTGTTCTAATAGCTAAAGCCTCAGCTAAAGTTTTTGTAAGGAATAAACTTCCTTGTAGTATATGTCGTGTTGCTGTGTTAGAATTTAGTGCAGCTAACTTCTGAACACCAACTAAAGAATTAGGGTCTGGTGTTGAACCATCACGTGCTTCATTTAGTCCTGTGACAGACCTTATCATATCTAAATAGTGGTTGTAGTTTCCAATAAGCATCTGCATTTTAGACGCTCCACTGTTAGATGTTAATTGCTGAATAGGAACTCTGGCGTTATTAAACTCACCATCTTGAGTGTAGCTTCTTCCTACAACACTACCAGTTTGAAAATAAAGTCTTAGCGCATCAGAAGGGTCATAAGCGTTGCCTGTTCCTAAGTCTACTTCGTTTAGTCCGTCAGCATCTATAAAGACACCATCAGGAACAACACGTGAAACAACTTGCTGTAACTTAAGATGCGTCATTTGTATTAAGTCAGCAAATGGTATCATTCTTCTAACCAAAGACTCAACCACACCTTTGTACATTCTGGGCGCTACAGCTACATAATTAGACATAGCGAACTGATTAGCAGAATTTGGTCTTACCATATTCTCCATCATATCCCACTTTAATATTATGTTGGTGCCCATAACCATAACACCTTCATACCAAACGTCTATGGTTTTTTCTACCTTTTCAAAGTTTCTCTCCTCCATCATTTCTTCAGTAGGATTGAACTGGTCATCTTTTTCAACTACTCTGTAAGAACCTTCAGATATTTCTTTCTTCTTGTAAACAAACTTGTTAGTAGTCTTGTAGTTAAAATACATTAAGGTACAAGTGTCTCTGGCAAACATACTGTTTTCGTACATAGCCGCAACATTATAGTAGTCATACCAAGACTGACTATACTTAGATATTTCTTCCATATCTTCGTTAGTCAAGTCAGGGTTAATTTTTACAAGCTCTGATATTGGAACTGTTTTGATTTCTCCCCAATAGAAACAATCTTTGAAGTATGGATCTTCTGTGTAACTGTACACAACATTAGCTGGATCAACATACTCTACACGAATACCATCGCCTTTTTGAAACATGTGCTTACATATACCAATACCTAAAGTTGTTATATCATAGTCGCATTGTTTTCTAACCTGAGAGTAATGATTCTCTTCAAGCATAGTGTTAATGGCTTGTTCTGAGGCTATCTCAATAGCTGGCTTGTAGTTCATTTGCATAAACAATTCAAGCTCCATATCATTCTCAGGAATATTATCTTTAGCTATGGTGAAAGGATTAACACCGAACTCTTGTTCTATCTGATTAAATAAATCTTTGTTAACCATATTCTTTTCAACCATCTTCTGAAACTCACTTCTCTTTTCAGCAGACATAGCGTCTTGAGCAAAACAGTTGATTTTAAAAAGCCTATCTGACATTCCGTTAACCACAATGTCAACAAACTTTGGTATAATTGGAACTGGTGTCCAATCTAAATTTAGATACGATAAATCTCCATCAATAGCTAATTCGTTTTTATACTTTGCTATTGACTGCTCTCCTCTTGCATACAGTCTTAATCTATGAAACTCAGCCCACTGGCTATAAAACCTACAGGTGTTTCCATCTCTTCTGAACCATTCGTACTGAATCGCTTGTCCTATTTGGAGACCATATTCTTTTGTTTTCTTCTTTGAATCTGAAACAAACTGGTCAGGAAATGCGGCAGCCTGAATGTCTATTTTTACTGACTTCATCTATTAATTATTTGACTTATTGAAGACTTGTTATCGTATCTTGCAAAGTTAATACTTATTTTCGATTTTTGTTTAGAAGGTGTGTATAAGTGCTTTTGATT